CCTAAACAGTATCAAGCCCCAAGGGCGCTTACTGCCGAACAGCAAATTGATGCGCAAAAACGCGGCATAGCAAAGAGTGCCATTGCCGCAAGGCCAATTCAGCAAACAGGGTATGCCAGCATAAATGAGCGGCCCGCTGCGCCACAAATGTCAACGACGCCGACATTGCTTGACGCGCAGGCCGCACTAAAATCAGGCAACCAAGCGTCTGCTGAAAACATGATGCGCGCTATTGTTGGATTGCCGCCGCTATGACCACCTCCGGGACAGCAACATTTGACCTCGATCTCAACGAGATCGTTGAAGAAGCCTTTGAGCGTTGCGGTTCAGAACTGCGCACGGGATACGATTTGCGTACTGCAAGACGTAGTCTTAACCTCCTCTTTGCAGACTGGGCGAATCGGGGGATTAACCTCTGGACTATTGAGCAGGGTCAACAAGTCCTGTCTCCCGGCACTGCGACGTACACGCTTCCTGCCGACACGGTAGACCTGATGGAGCACGTAATCCGTACGGGCGCGGGCAATGTTTCCACGCAGGTGGATCTGACAATTACCCGGATTTCAGTCTCCACGTACTCCTCGATCCCCAACAAGCTCCAACAAGCACGCCCGATCCAAGTCTGGATCAACCGCCAAGCGGCGGCTCCGCAGTTCACGGTCTGGCCGGTGCCGGATAGCTCGCAGACGTACACGTTCGTGTACTGGCGATTGCGCAGGATTCAAGACGCTGGAGCAGGCGGTACGTACACGCAGGACATCCCGTTCCGCTTCCTCAATGCGCTCGTCGCGGGGCTTGCCTATTACCTGTCGATGAAGATTCCAGGCGCTGAAGACAGGATGCAGGTGCTGAAGGCGCAGTATGACGAGGCGTGGGATTTGGCGAGTACCGAGGATAGAGACAAGTCCGCCGTACGTTTCGTCCCAAGGCAACAATTCGTTGGTGGCTAAATGGCTAACCGATTTGCCAACGGCGCAAAGGCATTCGGGTTCTGCGATGTTTGTGGGTTCCGTTTTAACCTCAAGAAGCTCAAGAACCTCGTAGTCAAGACCAAGCAAACGCAGATTCGTGCGTGCCCACAATGCTGGGTTCCGGATCAGCCGCAGCTTCAGCTTGGTATGTATCCAATCTCGGACCCGCAGGCCATCCGCGACCCCCGGCCTGATACGAATACGTGGCTTCAGTCTGGGACGAACACGCTGGGTTTCCCCAGTGAAGGTATGTTGACCATCCAGTGGGGCTGGAACCCGATTGGAGGCTCGCAGAGTTTCGATGCCGCTCTCACGCCAAACACCTTGGTCGGGCGCGGAGAAGTTGGTACAGTAACGGTCGCATGACCAAGGAGCCATGATGAAGAAAGACGCGATGGCCGCGCTCCGCGCACACGCCAAGAAGCCTGCCAGCGAAGCCCACGGCAAGCCTGCGAGCTTCAAGAAGGGCGGTCCCACCTCCGAGGACCGCATGAAGTACGGGAAGAACCTCTCCCGCGCCATGAACCAGAAGACGGGGTGAACCATGAAGACCAAGACCTCTGCCCCTGCGGGCAAGACTGAGAAGGGCGTCGAGCATCTGAATGTCTCGGTCGGCAACGAGCGAGCCAAGGAGTACCCCGGCCCCAAGACTTCGGGCATCAAGATTCGCGGCACTGGCGCAGCCACCAAGGGCACGACGGCTCGCGGGCCGATGGCGTGAGGATTGAATCGTGGCGATGACCTATACGCAGCTTCAAACTGCGGTTCAGGACTACGTTGAGAACTCGTTCTCAGCGACTGACTTCGCCACGATGGTTCGGCTTGCCGAACAGAAAATCTTCAACGCTACGCAAGCGCCCATTACTCGAAAGAACTCGGTTATTCCGCTTGTCATTGGGACCAGCACCGTCAGCCTCCCGACAGATTTCCTCTCCGCATTTAGCGTAGCCGTGGTGTTGGCTACGGGGGACTGGGAATACCTCCTGAACAAGGATGTGAACTTTCTGCGGTCTGCTTATCCTGACCCGACCGACACCGGCACGCCTCGGTACTACGCGCTATACGGCACGCAGGGCAACCCGCTTGTGCAAACGCTGGAACTGGCCCCCACCCCGGGGGCCACGCTGAACCTTCAGGTGGCCTACAACGCCTATCCGGAGAGCATCACGACGGCAGTATCTGGTCGCTCCTGGCTTGGTGATAACTACGAGTCTGTGCTGTTTAACGCGGTGCTTGTTGAAACGGCTAGGTTTATGAAGCAGGAGCCCGACATCATTGCGATGTACGACAAAGAGTTCCAGCAGTCGCTTGCGCTTGTCAAGATGCTTTTTGACGGGAAAAACCGGCAAGATTCCTATCGCAGCGGTCAGCCTAAGACGCAGGTGGTGTAATGATTCTCCAGGGCCTGACCTCATCGTTCAAACTGGAGTCCTGGCAGGGTATTCACGACCTTGATACGGACACGCTGAAGTTTGCCCTGTACACGGGCAACGCCACGCTGGACTCCAACACGACGGTTTACACGATCTCCAACGAGGTGGTTGGTGCTGGGTATGTTGCGGGTGGAGTGACGCTGACCGGGGTAGTGCTGGCGCTTTCCGGGACCACGGCGTACCTGACCTTCAACAATCCCACGTGGTCGGGGGCTTCCTTCATCTGCCGTGGGGCGCTGGTTTACAACGCCAGCAAGGCCGACAGGTCCATCGCAGTCATCGACTTCGGTGACGACAAGACGGCCTCTGGCCCGTTCGTGGTTACCCTGCCCGTGGCTACTGCCACCACAGCACTCATCAGGTTTGAATAATGCCTACCGCATACACCAACCTTCTCGGTCTCGCGCTGCCGGTCACGGGTGAACTCCAGGGCACCTGGGGCGACACGGTCAACAACTTCATCACGAACTATCTGGACGCGTCGATTGCGGGCACGCAGACGCTCTCGACGGATGCGGATGTCACGCTGACCAAGACCACCAACGCGGTGCTTGGGGCCACATCGTCGCAGTATCTGATCCTGAACTGCACGGGCGCACGAGCGGCAGCAAGGAATATTACCGTCCCGGCGCAGTCCAAGGCTTACATCGTCATCAACGCCACCTCAGGTGGCTTTGCGGTCACGCTCAGGGGCGCAGGCCCCACGACGGGCGTATCGATTGCTGCTGGCGAGTTTGCCGTGTGCGCGTGGAACGGCTCGGACTTTGTCAAGATCAGTTCGCTGGGTGGACCGGGCACGTTCACGAACCTGACTGTCTCTGGCACGACCACCCTCTCTGCCCTTACCGCCTCGACGGCGCTGGCCCTGAACGGCAGCAAGGAAGTGGTGTCGGTGACGAACACCGGTACGGGGAACAACGTCCTGGCGACGAGTCCGACGCTGACGACGCCGAACCTCGGGACGCCTTCTGCGCTGACGCTGACCAACGCTACGGGGCTTCCTCTGTCTACGGGCGTGACGGGCACCCTGGCAACGACGAACGGTGGTACAGGACTTACGAGCTTCACCGCGAACGGTGTTGTGTACGCCTCTTCGACTTCGGCGCTGGCTACGGGAAGTGCGCTGACTTTTGATGGGACGCTACTAGGGGCAACAGCAGCATCAAGCGGCGCAGTGCTTGAGTTGCTTCGACTCAATAACAGCGGAACGGGTGGCGGCACACAGTCACAACTTACCTTCTATGCTGCCAGTACGAACTACGCTCAGATCACGGGCGGATTCTCAGGTGCGCCAAGCCTAATTTCCAATGTCTCTGCGGCTGGGTATCAGCAGTGGCAGATTGGTGCCGCCGAACAAATGCGCCTCACCAGCACCGGGCTGGGGATTGGGACGAGTTCGCCTTTAAACAAACTTGTTGTTTCAAACGCTGGAGCTAATGGGTTTGAGTTCGATCCCGCCAATGGCATTATGCAGACCTACAACAGGTCTACTGCGGCTTACACGGCGACAAACTTGCTCGCGTTGCAAATCAACTTTAAGACGGGGTCGTCGCCAGCAACGACGATGACCCTCGACGCCTCCGGCAACCTCGGCTTGGGGGTGACGCCACAAGCGTGGTCAACGCCAGCATTTGAGGTTATTGGTGGTCTTGCCATCTCGTCTGTCTCTGGCGCGGATTACACGCTGAACGCCTATTACAACGCGGGGTGGCTGTACCGCAGCAATGGTACGGCAACGCGGTATGAACAGAACACAAGTCAACACCGCTGGTTCACCGCCCCCTCCGGCACCGCAGGCAACGCGATTTCCTTCACGCAGGCGCTTACCCTTTCAAGCAACTCCCCTTTCTTGACGGGCACCAACTTAGATGCCGGGAGTAATGCCCTTGCCATCGGAATGACGGGTGCGCAGAACCTAGCGTTCTTCACCAACAACACCGAACGCGCCCGGATCACGAGCGGGGGTGATCTGCTGGTGGGGACGACTGACACTGGGGCTGCTGGCCTCGGCGTCAGCAACCTGCTGAACCTCACCTTCCCCGAAGGCAGCGGCACCTCCTACGCCAACGTGTTCCGGCAGGCGTCTAGCGCGGCGACGGTAATTGCCAACGGCTACAAGCGCAGCGCGACGGCATCGGGCTTCGCCAGCAGCGTAGGAACCTCTTGGGCCAAGACGGCAATAGGCTTGGGCGTCAGTACGGGCGCAATCACTTTCTATGCCGACTCAGCAGCGACCGTTGCAAACGGTACAGATGTCACGCCGACCGAACGCGCCCGGATCACGAGCGGGGGGCAGTTGGTATTGAATTCCGGCGCAACAGGAAACCAACTACAGTTTTGGGATACTGGTGCTGTTGCTGAGAGAGCAAGGCTTGGAATCAACGCGTCTAACGGCTTGGATTTTGCTGTTGGGTCAACAACGCCAAGGATGACCATTACTTCTACCGGCAACGTGGTCGCCGGGGGTTCCGTAGCACTTGCCACCAACGCAACGAACGGTTTCCTCTACGTCCCGACCTGCGCGGGAACGCCTACGGGAACTCCCACGGCAATCACCGGCATGGCCCCCATCGTGGTCGATACCACCAACAACAAGCTGTATTTCTACTCCGGCGGTCAATGGCGTGACGCTGGACCCTAACCCCTGAAAGGAAACACCATGAACTGGCAGATCGAATGGCTCAAGACCACCCCGACCTCGGCCACTCCCCCGGAGTGGGTGCTGGAGTGCGGCTGGCGCTGCACGGACACCCAAGACGGGTTCTCGGGCACGGTGTACGGCACCTGCTCGTTTACGCAAGCGCCCGAGGCTGACGGCACCTACACGCCCTACGCTGACCTGACGCAAGACCAAGTCTTGTCGTGGTGCTGGGCCTCTGGCGTGCCCAAGGAGGCCACTGAGGCGAACGTGGCGCAGCAGATCGAGACGCAGAAGAACCCCCCGGTGATCCAGCCGCCGCTGCCCTGGAGCGTGTGATGCCCAAGGACAAGATTCTGCACGTTGCCCTTGGCGTTCTTGCCATCGTCTGCGCCTGGGTGGCGTTGGTGATCAATTCGCTGTTTGGCTTGGGGCCGACGCTTGCTTACACTACGACGGTGGTGGGTCTGCTCTACGAAGTTCAGCAGATGTACCGGGGAGAGGGGGAGCCTGACCTCTTGGACGCCGCCGCAACCGCTGCTCCGGGCTTTGTCGCCTGGGGTGTTCTCACTCTCATCAACTGACTACCATGAACGATACCAAGATCGAACTGACCCTGGGCCTGATCAACGGCATCCTCCAGTACCTCGGCACGCGCCCCTACGCGGAAGTCTTCCCGCTGGTGCAGGAGATCCAATCCCAAGCCATGCCGCAAGTGCCCATGCCGATGGCCCCGACCGAAGCCGGTCTGACGGACTAAGAGGCTGAGATGACCTTCGCGCTTAGCCAGCGTAGCCTGGACAACCTCGTTGGGGTGCAACCCGCACTTGTTGCGGTGGTTAAGCGCGCCATCGAACTGACCAAAGTGGACTTCGGCGTCATCGAAGGCGTTCGCACGCAAGCCCGTCAGCAAGAACTCGTGAACTCGGGCGCCAGCCAGACGATGAACTCCCGCCACCTGACCGGCCACGCGGTGGACCTGATGGCCTATGTCGGCACCCGAGCGTCCTGGGAACTCAACTTGTACGACGACATCGCCGACGCCATGAAGGCTGCGGCCATCGAACTCAACACGCCCATCAAGTGGGGCGGTGCGTGGACGGTGCAGGACATCCGCAAGTGGCACGGCACGATGCAGTCTGCCATGAACAGCTACATCGATGAGCGCAGGAAGCAAGGCAGGCGTCCGTTCTTGGACACTCCACATTTTGAGTTACCTTGAGGAGCAAGCATGGGCTGGAACCGCGAAGACTGGAAGAACCTCGTCAGGACGGTAGCTCCTGGCCTTGCCACGGCGCTCGGCGGACCGCTGGCTGGCGCAGCCGTTCAGACCATCTCCACGGCGGTTCTGGGCAAGCCTGACGGCACGGAAGAGGAGGTGGCGGTAGCTGTCGCCTCGGGTGGGGCAGACGCGCTGCTCAAGCTCAAGGAAGCCGAGAACGCCTTCACGATCAAGATGAAGGAACTGGGTGTTGACCTTGAGAAGGTTCACGCCGGGGATCGAAACAGCGCACGCGAACGCGAAGTGAAGACCGGAGATGTCTGGACTCCACGCATCCTTGCTGCCACAATCATCGGCGGCTTCCTGGCAATGGTTGCCAGCGTCCTGCTCGGCAAGGTCACCGGCATTACGGACCCCGTCGCGGCGGGCATGATCGGCACGCTCATCGGCTACGTCTCGGCAAAGGCAGACCAAGTGGTTTCTTACTACTTCGGCTCCAGCGCAGGCAGCGCAGCCAAGACGGACCTGTTGGCTCGCAAGTAAACAGGCGGACCTATGCCGCTAAAAAAGATTCAGTTTAAGTCGGGTGTAAACAGAGAAAATACCCGCTACACAACCGAGGGCGGATATTACGAGTCCGAAAAGATTCGTTTCCGTCAGGGAACACCCGAGGCTATCGGCGGCTGGAAGCGCATCTCTGCCAGCACGTTCTTGGGCGTTTGCCGCTCGTTGTGGAACTGGGTCACGCTCGGTGGTTTGAACCTGATGGGTGTGGGCACGCACCTGAAGTTCTACATCGAAAGCGGCGGCGTTTACAACGACATTACGCCGTACCGCGTAGTCAACACGCTCAACAACCCGTTTGCCACGCAAAGCGGCTCATCCATCGTTACAGTGACGGATGCAAGCGGCGGGTTCGTCAACAACGACTTCGTTACGTTTAGCAACGCCACGACGGTTGGCGGCTTGAACCTAAACGGCACGTACCAGATCACGTACGCTACAGGTACGACGTACACCATTGATGCCGGGACAAACGCCGGGTCAACCACAACTGGCGGCGGGTCTGCGGTTTACGCGCTGTACGAGATCAACGTGGGTACGTCCACCTCCGTGGCGCTTTCGGGCTGGGGTGGTGGCGGCTGGGGCACGGGTACCTGGGGCATCGGGACGACTTCTGACGTTTCCATCCGCCTGTGGACGCAGAGCAACTACGGCCAGGATCTGATCTTCGGCCCGCGTGGCGGGCCCATGTATTACTGGAACAGCAACATCGGGGTGCTGAACCAGACGGTCTCCATCTCCATCGCATCTCCTGCGGTGGTCACGGCTACGGTCAATGTGCCAAACGGCACGGCGATTCAATTCAACACGACCGGCGCTCTGCCTACCGGGCTCATCCCAGGGCAGACGTACTACGCAATCAACTCCACGGGCACCACGTTTAACGTGGCGTCTACGGCCACAGGCTCTGCGATCAACACCTCTGGCTCGCAGTCTGGCATCCAGTCCATCATCCCAAGGGGCATCCCGCTCACGCAACTGGCCGGTGCGTCGGACGTTCCTACGGTGCAAAACACGTTCATCATCTCGGACACGAGCCGGTTCGTCATTGCCTTTGGTGTAAACGACTACGGCTCCACGACGCAAGACCCCATGCTGATCCGGTGGTCGGATCAGGA